CTTTTTAGCTTTAACAACATCCCACCCAGACGCCAAAGAAAAGCTGCTTGAACTCGAGCTACCTGAAGAAGTGAAGTCAGCCGTGTCTATGGTGACGGCGTATCAATGGAAGTTTGTAGAGCAGGCGCAAGAGTTGCGCTCCATGAGCGTGGCAAAAATCGTAAAAGAAACTGACCACCCAGATGCAAGAATACGTTTAAAAGCGCTGGAGTTGTTGGGTAAGGTCACGGAAGTAGCGCTGTTCACCGACAGGGTAGAAGTTAAAAAGACCGAGATGAGCGACGCAGAGCTAGAAGCGCAGATTAAGAAAAAGCTAGAAAAGTACATGGGCGTTGTGGAGATTACCGACGTTACCGAGATAAAAGAAGAAGACGATATTGAAGACGTGGGTATAGTCAAAGAAATAAAACCCAAAGAATAAAAATGAACCTTGACTTCCTAACCCCAGAAGAAGCTATGGCTGCTCAAAAGGCGCTAAAGGATATGACAACCGAAGAAAAAGTAGCATATCTGGAGTTGCTGGAGGAAAAAGAAAGACGGCATAAGCTGAAAACTGCGCAAGACAATCCGATTGAGTTTGCCAAATACGTGTACTCAGGTTTTAAAGTAGGGCCTCATCATAAGAAGCTGGCAAAGATATTTGATGACGTGATCACCGGTAAGAAAAAAAGAGTCATAATAAATATTGCACCAAGGATGGGCAAATCCGAGTTCTCAAGCTATTTGTTTCCGGCATACTATCTAGGTAAATACCCTGATAAAAAAATCATTATGGCTACGCACACTGCGGGTCTGTCAGAAGATTTTGGACGTAGGGTACGAAACTTAATTGATAGTGAGGAGTATCATGAAGTCTTCCCAAGTACAATCGTCGCTGACGACCAAAAGGCAGCGGGAAAATGGTCTACTGGCGCTGGTGGTCAGTACTATGCTGTTGGTGTCGGAGGCGCTCTCGCCGGTCGAGGCGCTGACTTGTTTGTTATTGACGACCCTCATTCTGAACAAGATATAAAAGCAAACTCCAGGGCTACGTTTGATAATGCGTGGTCTTGGTTTCAGACTGGTCCTCTCCAGCGTTTGATGCCTGGTGGTGCGATTATAGTCATTATGACTCGGTGGAGTTTGGTCGACCTTACAGGTCGCCTCGTTAATTTTACGATGCAGAACCCAGAAGCAGAACCTTGGGAAGTGGTAGAACTACCTGCGATCCTACCTAGCGGAAAAAGTCTTTGGCCTGAACAATGGCCGCTCGAGCAACTAGAAGCAAAACGACTTCAAATGGACCCACGGTACTGGAACGCCCAGTACATGCAGAACCCTACGGGGGATACAAGCGCCCTGATAAAACGAAGCGACTGGAGAATCTGGGAAGCGGAAGATCCACCACAGGTAGAGTACGTAATACAGAGCTGGGATACGGCGTTTGAAACAAAAACATCATCTGACTACAGCGCCTGCACAACTTGGGGTGTTTGGTATAACGAGGAGGAAGGCAACGCTCCACAGTTAATTTTGCTAGATGCGTTTAAAGATCGGATGACATTCCCAGAACTAAAGGCTGTAGCAATCAAACATTACAAGGAGTGGGAGCCAGACGCCTTCATAGTGGAGAAAAAAGCTTCTGGAGGTCCGCTGATACAGGAGCTAAGAAGAATGGGAATACCCGTTCAAGAAACAAATCCAAGTAGGGGTAACGACAAGATCGCTAGGGTTAACGCTATATCGGACTTGTTTGCCTCCGGGATTGTTTGGGCTCCAGATAGGCGGTGGGCCAAGGACGTGATAGAAGAAGTTGCTGCTTTTCCTGTAGGCGAGCATGATGACTATGTGGATACGGTGTCGCAGGCATTAATGCGGTATAGAAGCGGTGGGTTTGTCAGTCTAGATACTGACGAGAAAGATGAGTTGACTTATAAATACAGACGAAAGGCTGCGTACTACTGATGGTTAAATGGATAAAAACTTGGTGGAAAGTTAAAAAAGCTAAGCGCGCTTTGTGGAAACAAGTGGCAATAGAACAGGCTAGAGACGAAGAGAAAAGACTTTACATTAAAATGCGCGCAGCAGAACTAGCTCAAGAATGGCTAGAACGTAATGAATTTGGGTTAAAACAGGAAGATTTAAATGCCCGCTGCATGAGCGCAGCGCCTAAACTGCAAACAAAACATGTATATAAGGAAATAGACGCATGTTAAATAACTTTTTTTGGGTATACCCTTCGGTTATATCCTCGCCTCTTTGTGATTACATGGTTAAAACCGCGCCGTGGAAAGATAAATACGCGGCCGAACTGTCTAAAGACAATAAAAAACTGTTTGTGGACGACGATATAAGGAAAACAGATATAACTTTTACGTCGGAATACTCCCCAATAGGCTGTATGCTCCAGTCCTACACCTACTTAGCCAACAAAGAAGCAGGGTGGAACTTCGATTTAACTGGCGTTGAAAAAATTCAGATGGCCAAATACGAAAAAGACGGGCATTATGACTGGCATATAGACAGTTTTGCCCCAAGTAAAGACAATACGCAGAGGAAATTAAGCTCAGTAGCTTTCTTAAGTGACCCAGATACCTATGAAGGCGGGGTTTTTGAGTTTAAAATTGCGCTATTACCGGAGAAAATGCCAAAAGGTAGCATTATTGTCTTTCCATCGGTTTTAGAACACAGAGTAGCAGCCGTAGACGACGGCGTACGATACAGCGCAGCATGCTGGGCTTACGGTCCAGCTTTTAGATAGGACACATTATGGCAATAGATAAGGGTTTATACCAAGCACCTAAAGGTTTAGAAGAACTAACGCAAGGCGAAGCACCAGAGATCGAAATTGAAGTAGAAGATCCAGAGGCGATGCACATTAAAGCTGGTGATTTTGAATTTGATATCGAGAAGATGGGTGAAGTTGACGGCAGTGAAGAGTTCAATAAGAACTTAGTTGAAGATATGGACGATGGCGACATCGAGTCTTTGGCTTCTGAGCTTGCTGGCGATGTGGACAACGATATTGCTGCCCGTAAAGACTGGGAGACAATGTATAAGGACGGTATTACGTTGCTTGGTTTGAAGTTTGAAGAGCGTGTAGAACCATGGGACGGTGCTTGCGGTGTATTTCATCCGATGATCACTGAGGCCGTCGTACGTTTTCAAGCTGAAGCCATCATGGAGACTTTCCCAGCACAAGGCCCAGTACGTACACAGATTATTGGTAAAGAAACTCGTGAAAAGATGGAAGCTGCTCAGCGTGTCGAGCAGGACATGAACTATCAGCTCACAGAAAAAATGCCTGAGTTTAGAAACGAGCATGAAAGAATGTTGTGGAATTTGCCGTCTGCGGGTTCTGCGTTTAAGAAAGTTTATTTTGACCCAAGCATCGGTCGTCAGATTTCTATTTTTATTCCTGCTGAGGACATTATTCTCCCATACGGCGCTAGTGAGATTGCATCATGCCACCGTGTAACGCACCGCATGCGCAAGACAAAACAGGAACTAATCAAGTTACAAAAAGCTGAATTTTACAAAGACGTTGAGTTAGGTGAGCCAGTAAAGTTTCGTACTGAGATTCAAGAAAAGAAAGACAAAGAGACCGGCTTCTCCGCATCGTACGATGATCGCTTCGAGTTGTATGAGGCACACGTAGATTTAGATTTGCCTGGGTTTGAAGACAAAGACGACAGCGGTGAGATGACTGGCATTGCTCTACCGTATGTTGTAACAATGATAAGAGGCACAAATGAGATTCTTGCAATTCGTAGAAACTGGAAAGAGGAAGATCCACTTCGCCTTAAACGCCAGCACTTCGTGCATTATCAGTATATCCCCGGATATGGTGCTTATGGCTTCGGTCTGTTCCATCTTATTGGAGGATTTGCTAAGTCCGCTACTTCCATATTGCGTCAACTTGTTGATGCCGGTACTCTTTCCAATTTACCGGGTGGATTAAAATCTCGTGGTTTAAGAATTAAGGGTGATGACACACCGATTGCTCCAGGTGAATTCCGTGACGTCGATGTTGGTTCAGGCACAATCCGTGATAACATTCTTCCATTACCATACAAAGAGCCAAGCGCAGTATTAGCTGGTTTGATGGATAAAATCATTGAAGAAGGTCGTCGCTTTGCAGCAACTTCGGATATGCAGATTTCTGATATGAGCGCTAACGCGCCTGTTGGAACAACGCTTGCAATTTTGGAAAGAACCTTGAAGGTGATGTCTGCCGTTCAAGCTCGAGTCCACTACGCCTTAAGACAAGAACTCAAGCTGCTTGCGGGTATTATCAGAGATTACACTGACGATGACTACAACTACGAACCAGAAAGCGGCGACTACCAAGTTAAAAAGTCCGACTACAGTCATGTGGACGTGCTGCCTGTATCCGATCCTAATGCGGCCACCCTTTCTCAGAGAGTGGTACAGTACCAGGCTGTTATCCAGTTGGCACAGAGTGCCCCACAAATATACAACTTACCCGAACTCCACAGGCAAATGCTTGACGTTCTTGGAATTAAAAACGCCGACAAATTGGTGCCTTTGGAGGATGACCAAAAGCCAAAAGACCCTGTAAGTGAAAACATGAATGCGCTAAAAGGAAAACCTATGAAAGCGTTTATTTACCAAGACCACGAAGCGCATATCAAGGTACACCAAATGGCAATGCAGGACCCACTAGTCCAGCAAATGATTGGACAAAACCCACAAGCGCAAGCAATTCAAGGCGCTATGATGGCACACATTGCCGAGCATTTAGGCTTTGCTTACAGAAACAAAATCGAGCAAGCCATGGGCGCGGCATTGCCAGCGCCAGACGCAGAGATGCCAGAAGATATGGAGATTCAAATATCTCAGTTGGTCGCACAAGCGGCACCACAAGTTCTCGCACAATCGCAGTCAATGGTTGCACAACAGCAAGCACAACAAAATCAACAAGATCCAGTTATGCAAGCTCAGCTCATTGACCAGCAAGTTAAACAAGGCGAACTTGAGCGTAAGAAAGCCAAAGACGCGGCGGATGAAAACTTTAGACAACAAGAACTTGCCCTTAAAGCACAGCAACTTAAGCAGGAAGCGTTTAATAAAACGGCTAACATTATGTTGCAGGCTGAAGACAAACGAGTTGGTAGACATAAAGCCACAGCCGATGTTGCGCTACAAGCAGCGCAGATCCAGCAACAAGATAAACACCACAAGGCAGATACCGCCAAAGACCTGTTTATGCACCAGTCTAACTTATTAAACGAACAAGGAGGCACTGAAGAGTGATCGACAATCTAACGGCTGATTTCATAGCCGCACTGCGTGACAAGTTCCGCACAGATATGAATAACTACACTGACGATTTGGCAAATGGTCAGTGCACAACTTTTGAGCAGTACAAAGAGCTCTGCGGCGTGATTCGAGGCCTAGCGTTTGCAGAGCGCCACTTACTTGACCTCGCTGAGTATTTACAGAAAGAAGAAAACGATGAGTAATACCATCGCGTTACCGCCAGAGGGACTAATCCTTCCGCCGGGTGTAGTACCAACGAAAGCAAATGCACCGACTGAAGAAGAGTTGGCAACCATGGATGCTATCGAGAAAGCAACGCAAGTCCCCACCCCGTCAGGGCATAAAATTCTGTGCGCCTTAGTTGACGCCACAGATAAGTTTGACAGTGGGATTTTAAAATCCGAAGAGACAAAAATGGTCGAGGAATTAACTTCCCCGGTTTTGTTTGTCATCAAGCTAGGTGTATCAGCGTATAAAGATAAAGAGCGTTTTCCAGACGGGCCTTGGTGCCAAGAAGGTGACTTTGTACTTACTCGCCCGTATACCGGCACTCGGATTAAGATTCACGGCAAGGAATTTCGCATTATCAACGACGATCAAGTTGACGGTACTGTGATGGACCCCCGTGGGATTTCACGCGTTTAATAAGGAGCTACCATGGCTGATAATTTTAAATTTCCGGATGAAGACGAGTCTTTTTCAGCAACACCGGAAGACAAAGAAGAGTTGCAAGTAACATCAGAAGGCGATGAGCCCGAGATTGTTATAGAAGATGATACACCCGAGCGTGACCGTAAGGCACAACCCCTAGCACGTGAAGTTGACGATCCTTCGGAAGAAGAGATTGAAGGCTATACCAAGGGAGTTCAGAGCAGAATCAAGGAGTTAACCCATGCCCGTCATGACGAGCGCCGTGCAAAAGAAGCTGCACTACGTGAGCGTGAAGAGGCGGTACGCTTAGCTCATCAAATACTTGAAGAAAACAAAAAGCTAAAGCAGTATGTTCAGACTGGCGAGACTTCATACCAAGAAATGATGAAGACTGCTGCCGAAAGCGAGATGGACGCAGCCCGTCGTAAGTTAAAAGAAGCGCAAGAATCTTTTGATACCGATGCTATTATTGCGGCCAACGAAGCTCTAACTGCTGCAATGTTTAAAAAGGAAGCGGCGAAAAATTTTAAGCCAACCCCTTTACAAACAGAGGAAAAGGATGTAACAATACAGCCATCGGTACAAGAAGTCCCACGGCCCGACGAAAAAACCTTGCGCTGGCAAGCAAAAAACCAGTGGTTCGGTAGCCCGGGATATGAAGAGATGACAGCCTTCGCACTTGGACTGCACCAAAAACTTGTCGCCACGGGAGTAGACCCGCGTAGTGAAGAATATTTCGAGCGCATTGATGCTCGCTTAAAGACGGTGTTTCCTGATGTATTTGAGGAATCGACACCTAGCCGTAAGCAAACGGAACCTGCTAAAAAACCAGCGACAGTGGTAGCTTCAGCTTCCCGCACTACGGGAGCTAAAAAAACCGTCAAGTTAACAGTATCTCAAGCAGCACTAGCTGACAAACTTGGTATCCCTCGTGAATTGTATGCCCAGGAATTTTTAAAACAGGAGGCCCGTAATGGCTAATAGTCGCACACCCCGTGATCTTGAAACACGTGAAAAAAATCAAACTCGTGCAGTTTATCAACCTGCTGCAACGTTACCTACCCCAGCTCCTCAGGATGGATATCTATTCCACTGGGTAGCAACCCATGTGAATGGCCAAGCTATTCCAACAAACGTGTCACAAAAGTTCCGTGACGGTTACGAGCCTTGCAAGTCGGCGGACCATCCAGAACTGATGCTACCGGGTAATGCGGAGGGTAATATTGAAGTTGGTGGATTAATGCTCTGCAAGATTCTTGAAGAGAGATACTACGCACGAAAAGAGTATTACGAGAAGCAAGCACAAAACCAAATGAACTCGGTGGATAACCATTTCATGCGGAATAACGATGCTCGCATGCCATTGTTCTCAGAGCGTAAAACCTCAGTTAGCCGTGGTAGCGGGTTTGGAAACGGTTCAAAATAAATAGGAGCTTTTTATGAGCACAGTATCGGCCCCCTACGGGCTTAAACCGATTAGTTTGATCGGCGGTCAATCCTTTACTGGCGGTACAATCCGTGAGTATTTGTTGACTACAAACAATACAGCGCCAATCTATACCGGCGACTTAGTGCAGTTAGGTGCGTCCGCAGCTGGACAACCGACTGTTGTTACATCAACCCCTACAACTAGCACTGCTGGTATTGCAGGTGTTTGCGTTGGCGTTCGCTACCAGTTATCTGGTCAGCAACTTGGATATCCTTTGTATGCAGAGTATTTACCTGCAAACGCTGTGACTTCCGGTTACACCAACATTTTCATCCGCGTAGTAGAAGATCCAGATCAACTGTATCAAGTACAGTCTTTGGGTTCTGTTGGCTATGGTTCTATCGGTAAGACAGTTGCTTTGGCAAACTTCACTGGTGGTACAAGCTCTACAACTGGTAATACAACTTCAGGTAACTCTGTTATTGCATTGTCAGCTACTATTGCTAACACAAACGCGCTTGCTGTTAAGATTGTTGACTTGGTTAACTCCAGCTCTACATTCGGCGGCAATTTCCCCTCTAACCCCGGTGATGCGTATACCGACTGTATCGTTAAATTGAATTTTGGCGTACATCAGTATTACCAATCTGCTGGTACAGCTAACTAATAAAGGAGCTATAAATGGCTATTTCACGTTCACAACTCCTTAAAGAGTTACTCCCAGGTCTAAACGCGTTGTTCGGTTTAGAGTACAAGCGCTATGGCGAAGAGCATAAAGAGCTCTATGAAACTGAAACTTCTGAGCGTTCATTCGAAGAAGAAACAAAACTGTCTGGTTTCTCGGCTGCTCCAGTCAAGAACGAAGGCGGTGCAATTTCTTACGATAACGCACAAGAGGCTTTCACAGCTCGCTACTCACACGAAACTATTGCTTTGGGCTTCTCAATCACTGAAGAAGCAATCGAAGATAACTTGTATGACTCTTTGTCTGCTCGTTACACCAAAGCATTGGCTCGTGCAATGGCTTACACCAAACAGGTTAAAGCAGCTTCTGTATTGAATAACGGTTTCTCCAATAGCTACGTAGGTGGCGACGGTCAACCATTGTTCTCTAATGCTCACCCATTGGTTTCTGGCGGCACAAACAGCAACGTTCCTCCTACATCAGTTGACTTGAATGAGACTTCTTTGGAAGCCGCTACAATTCAAATCGCTGCTTGGACAGACGAGCGTGGTCTCTTGATCGCTGCTAAGCCACGTAAGTTGGTAATCCCACCTGCTTTGATGTTCGTTGCAACTCGTTTACTTGAGACTAACCTCCGTGTTGGTACCAACAACAACGATATCAACGCTATCAAAAACAATGGTACCGTTCCAGAAGGTTACACTGTTAACCACTTCTTGACCGACGTAAACGCATGGTTCTTGTTAACCGACGTTCCAAACGGCTTGAAGCACTTTGAGCGTACACCATTGCAGAACAGCATGGATGGCGACTTTGACACAGGTAACGTACGTTACAAGTCACGTGAGCGTTATAGCTTCGGTTGGTCTGATCCACTCGGAGCATGGGGCTCAAGCGGTTCATTCTAATCTGAATGATCCAAACAAAAACCCAGCTCAAAAGGCTGGGTTTTTTTAAATTAGGAGAACTAAATGGAAGAAAATTTTCAAATCAAATCAAGCACTGTTGCGTTTGTAGAAGAAGTAGCGCAAAAAGTTGAGGCTGTTGCAACGCCTATCGTTGATAAAATTGAAGCCGTTACTGAAGCTGTTGCAGATAAAGTAATGGATGCCGTAGATGCGGTATTTCATATCGGCGATACAGAAGTAAAAGAGTAATGCCTACCCCACTTCGGTGGGGTTTTTTAATTCGTTCCAGTGATGTATTCTGTGGTGATTGGCACACAACACAATACACTTCTCTATTTCTTCCATTGCTTTGGTGTAACTTCTGTCGCTTACTAAGCGGCTAATGGAATAGGTTTTTTCTTTTGGATCTCTATGGTGAAAGTCCAGTACTGCCGGGTGATTTTCTCCACATACTGCGCACTTTAACGTTGCTTTAAATTCTTGCCATTTTTCTTTGTTGGCTTTATTTAATTTTTTTATTGCAGCGCGGACCTTTTCTGTGTTTTTTTCATAGTACGCCCGACTGCGTTCTCTATAGTATGCTTTTTGTTTTTCTGGGTCTTTATACGGCATTTTTGTTTTCTAGTGAGTAAATTTTAATAGGTTCATGACTTTTTAAATCTACATTACACGCCCATTTTACGGCTTCTTCAGCGCTAAGTCCCATGCGCATACACACTTCAGCTGCCATAGCACCAGACCCAATAGCCATAAAAGTCTTAGCTTTTTCCCATTCTAAGTCATCTCCACAATAAAACAAACCTTCTTTAGTTAGTTTCATAAACGAGCTATCCGCTTTAAGTTTGGGCTTAGTCTTGCTTTTTTTGTTTATGTATTCAACAACTTTGTCGCAATCGCACCAGTTACCGGCAACACCTAGCCAGCCCCCGTCTATAGGAACAACTTTTTCATCAAAGTATTTTATACCGGTATCTTCATCCGAAAACTGGCTATCCGAAACCAATATTTTTTTATTCCAGTCGCCTACAATAGTTGTCATTTAACCGCCATCATATAAAGACCTACGTTACCAAATGCATAGCCAGCGTAGCAAATAGCCATACCTATGTTTCCCTTATATCCCTGTTCGCAAGCAATATAAGAATAAATTAATCCGGTTACTATAATAAGCCATGAACTCATAATTTTTCCTTTTTTTTTGTATTTTACTTAAAA